GCGCGGATGCTTCCGCTACTCCGCCACCGAGGGCCAGATGCCGAAGGGTGCCAGCAGATCGGTCCGCTGATGCTGCTCCATACCCGTCTCGCGATCATCGACTGCCACCCGCGCAGTAATCAGCCGTTTACCTATGGACAGACGACTATTAGCTATAACGGCGAGCTCTGGAATTTCCGCGAGGTGCGGGCTCTCCTCGCGCAGGAGGGCTGCTCGTTCCAGACGAACGGGGATACGGAAGTTATGGCTGCTGCCCTGGACCGATGGGGCGCGGCGGCGCTCCCCCGATTCGATGGCATGTTTGCTGTGGCCTGGACCAAGGATGGTCAGGAGGTCTCACTTGCGCGGGATCGCTATGGCGAGATCCCCCTCCACTGGGCACCGGGGGCCTTTGCCTCGGAACGCAAAGCCCTGCTGGGAATGGGGATCGCGGGACATCTTATTCAGGATGTCCCGCCCGGTGGTCTCCTCACCCTCTGCCCGTCCGGTGCTCGCATCACGACGTGGTATGCCCTCCCTGCCAGAGAGCAGAGAATCGACCGTCTGACCGCAGCGGATCGGCTACGAACCCTGCTGGAGGAGGCCGTCACGGCGCGGCAGATCGCAGATGTCCCTCTCGCTACGCTATTCTCCGGGGGATTGGATAGCGCCACCATTGCCGCAATCCTCGTCCGCTCCTTCCCCGGTATCCCGTCCTATATCGCGGTCTATGATCCCCGCTCCCCGGACCTGCGGGCGGCCCGCATCGGTGCGGAGGCGCTGGGCCTGACTCTGCGGGAGGTCCGCGTTCCATCCCCCACGGCGGACGACCTCGCCGGGGTCGTCCGGGTGATTGAAATGTCATCAAAGGCTCAGGTCGAGATCGGCTGGCCCTGTTTGGCGCTGGCCCGTGCCATGCAGGCAGACGGCATTCGTGTGATCTTCAGCGGAGAGGGGAGTGATGAGCTCTGGGCGAGTTACGGATTCTCCTACCACGGTATTCAGCAGGAGGGCTGGGGGCCGCATCGGCGGAAGCTGATCCGCGCCCAGGCTGCCAAGAATTTCGCCCGCTGCAACAAGATTTTCATGGCGGCCGGGATTGAGTGCCGCCTACCGTTCCTCTCCCCGCCATTAGTCGAATATGCACTTTCCCTACCACAGGCTACCGTGCAGGACCGGGGGCGGCCGAAAGCCGTGCTCCAGGATGCTGTAGGGGACTGGCTCCCCTCCCGTCTGCGGGACCGTCCGAAACTCGCCTTTCAGGATGGGCTCGGCATGAAGTCTGCTGCTGCCCAGGCCGTGGCCCAGCCGGCCCGTTTCTATCGTCAGGAATATGCCCGCACCTTTGGGTGAGGAAGGAGCCTTCCTATGTCTGCAAGTAGTCTCGGCCATCTTCCAACCGGCGATCACTGGGCATTCGACGCATCGGTTACGGAGGTGTTCGATGATATGCTCACCCGCTCGATTCCAGATTATCTCGAAATGCGCGCACTCGTGCTGGATCTCGCCTCGCGCTTCCAGCAAGACGGTACCGATATCGTTGACCTCGGCTGTTCGCGTGGCGAAGCGATGGCCTCACTACTCGCGCGATTCTACGGTCGCAATCGGTTCGTCGGGGTTGAGGTTTCTGAGCCGATGCTTATTGCTGCACGGGATCGCTTCGCTCGGGAAATCGACCGCGGTCTCGTTGCAATCCAGCATCTTGACTTACGTGAGACCTATCCGCAGGTGAATGCTTCCGTCACGCTCTCGGTGCTGACCTTGATGTTCGTGCCACTCGAGCATCGGGCGCGCGTCGTTCGCGATATGTACGACCATCTCCTACCTGGTGGCGCACTGCTCCTTGTAGAGAAGATCCTCGGTTCCTGCCCCGCGCTCGATGAGCGGATGGTTGCATCCTATTACGATTTCAAGCGGCGCAACGGCTACAGTCAGGAGGAGATCACGCGCAAGCGGCTAAGTCTCGAAGGAGTGCTAGTGCCAGTGACGGCCGCGTGGAATGAGGACCTTCTTCGCATGGCCGGCTTTACGATGATTGACACCTTCTGGCGTTGGCAAAATTTTGCCGGCTGGGTCGCGGTTAAATGAGCGGGAAGCCGGGCCGCAGTGGACGTCGCCCACAGCCGACCACCCTCAAGCTATTGAACGGCAACCCCGGCGGGCGCCCACTCCCCACCAATGAGCCGAGGCCTACGCCGAAGCTGCCGCCGGTGCCGTCCTACCTGTCCGACGTGGCCAAGGCAGAATGGCGCAGGACGGGTAAGCGGCTGCTCGCTATGGGGATCATGACGGAGCTCGACAGCAGCGCCCTGGCGGCCTACTGCCAAGCGTATGCCCGCTGGGTCGAGGCCGAGGAGATGCTGAACAAGCACGGCGTGTTGTGGAAGCTGAACGACAAAGACGGCATCGCCATGTTCAACCAGAGCCCGTACCTGTCCATTGCCAACAAAGCCTTAGAGCAGATGCAAAAGCTTCTCGTAGAGTTCGGCATGACGCCCAGCGCGCGGGCTCGGGTGAAGGCGGTGCCGGTCCCTGAGAAGGACGAGTTCGAGAACTTCCTTGCCCGCAACAACTAGGAAACGCCCCCCGGTAGCCGCACTACCCGCGCACCCCGTCACGCAGTACGCGCAGGACGTGCTGGCGGGGCGTATCCTCGCGGGTCGAGCGGTCCGACTCGCCTGCCAACGCCACCTGGACGACCTCGAGCACGGCGCCGAGCGCGGGCTGTGGTTCGATGAGGCGGCCGCGGATCGGGTGGTGACCTTCTTCTCCCATCTGCGGCTGTCGGAAGGCGAGCACGCCGGCAAGCCGTTCACCCTCCAGCCCTGGCAGGTATTCGTGGTGGGTTGCCTGTTCGGCTGGAAGGGGGCCGATGGCTTCCGTCGTTTCCGATATGGGTATATCGAGGTCGGCAAGGGAAACGGTAAAAGCCCGATGGCGGCGGGGATCGGCTTGTATCTGCTCTGCGCTGATGGAGAAGCGTCGGCCGAGGTTTATACCGCCGCCGTGACGCGGGATCAGGCGCGGATCAGCTTCCGCGATGCGCAGCGCATGGTCGAGAACAGCCCCGCGCTCAGCAAACGCATTAACGTGCTGGTCAACAACCTGGCGCACGATGACTCGGGGTCGTTCATGCGCCCGCTCAGTTCCGAGGGGCGGAGCCTGGACGGCAAGCGCCCGCATGGGTTCGTGATTGACGAGATTCACGAGCATCCCAATGCGACCGTAGTCGATAAGATGCGGGCGGGCACCAAGGGTAGGCGGCAGGCGCTCGGGGTCGGGATCACCAACAGCGGCTATGATCGCAACTCCGTCTGTTTCCAGCAGCACACCTACACGCTGCAAGTGCTGGAGGGCGCGCTCGCCAACGATGCCTGGTTTGGCTACGTCTGTCAGCTCGACGTGTGTGAGGAATGCCGAGCGGCCGGCAAGCCGAGCCCGACCGAGGGCTGTCCCGACTGTGACGATTGGCGCGATGAGTCGGTATGGCTGAAGGCGAACCCGAATCTCGATGTGTCCATCACGCGCAAGTATTTGCGTGAGCAGGTCGATGAAGCGGTGGGGATGCCCGCCAAGTCTGGCATCGTCATGCGCCTCAACTTCTGTATCTGGACCCAATCGCTGATGAAGTGGCTGCCCATCGATCGCTGGCAGGCGGGCAACACGCCGTTCACGCGGGAGTCGATGAAGGGGCGGCGCTGCTATGGGGGGCTCGACCTCGCGCGGGTACACGACCTCAGTGCGTTCGCTCTGGTGTTCCCCCCGGTGGAGGACGGCGAGCGGTGGAAGTGCTTGCTGCGCTTCTGGTGCCCGGAGGAGGACATCCCAGGACGCGCTCAGCGGGATCGCGTGCCCTATGACCTGTGGGCGCGGCAGGGCTGGCTGGAGCCGACCGATGGCAATACGACCGACTTCGGGTTTATCGAGAAGGCGATTGTCGAGGACGCCAGCTACTTCCGCATCGAGGAAGTGGCCTTCGACCGCGCGTTTGCGGATTCGCTGGTGCAGACATTAGCCGACAAGCATGGGCTCACTATGGTCGACTTCGGCCAGGGGTTCATCTCGATGGCGGCGCCCACGATGGAGCTGGAGCGGATGGTGCGCAGTGCGGAGCTCCAGCATGGTGGCAACCCGGTGCTCGATTGGTGCGCGAGTAATGTGGTGGTCAGGACCGACCCCGCCGGGAATCTCAAGCCCGACAAAGAGGCCAGCCCCGAACGGATCGACGGCATCGTTGCGCTCATCATGGGGTTGGCGCGCGCCAAGGTGGCGGTGCCGCAGGAGTCGGTGTATGCCGAGCGTGGCATCCTGGTGTTCGGCTGATGTGGCGAGTGCTGATTTCCATTGTCGAGGCGCTGGCGTTGGCCGCGCTGGCGGGCATCTTTGCGGTGCTCGGTTGGTTGGCGGGCGAGCGTGGTCAATGGGGGCAGGTCGTGCTGTGTGTGGTGGTGTTCGGGCTGACCACGATGGGCGAACTGTCGGCTATCGCGGATCTGGTGGAGTGGCAACATGCGTGAACTGATGATCGGCGGGCACCGCATCGCGGATGACGAACCGGCCTTTGTCGTGGCTGAGATTGGCTGTAATCATCAGGGGTCGGTGCAGACCGCTTGTGAATTGATGCGGGCAGCGGCGGAGTGTGGATGCGACGCGGTGAAGTTTCAGAAGCGCGACCTCGACTGGTGGGCTGAGCGTGATCCGAAGTGGAACGAGCCCTACCACTCCGAGCACGCCTTCGGCCCCACCTACGGCGATCACCGGGCGGCGTTGGAGTTCGGGGCTGATGAATACGAGTTCCTGAAGCTCCGAGCGGAGAATCTCGGGCTGATGTTCCTGGCGACCGCGTTCGATGTGCCGAGTGTGGGGTTCCTGTCGGATCTCGGGGTGCCGGCGCTCAAGATCGCCAGCGCCTCCATCGTCAATCGCCCGCTGCTCGAGGCGGCCGCGTTCACCGGGCTGCCGTTGATCGTAAGCACCGGGGGCGCGACCGTACAGGAGGTTGACGACGCGCAGAGATTGATCTATTACAACCCCCACCATCCTCCATTGGCATTGATGCACTGCGTCAGCTCATATCCCTGCGAAGCAAGGGATATGCAGCTCCGTGTGATTGAGAGTCTGAGGGCGTCCTACCCGGAAACTGTCATCGGGCTGTCGGATCACTACAGCGGCATTCTGACCGGCCCGCTCGGCTGGATGCTGGGTGCAAGGATCTTTGAGAAGCATTTCACCCTGCATCGGGGCTGGAAGGGGTCCGATCAAGCCTGGAGCCTGGAGCCGCACGGACTGCGCTCACTGGTGCGGGATCTCAAGCGTACCCGTGAATCGCTCGGGGATGGGGTCAAACGGCGATTGGACATCGAGGTCGCGCCGTTGGTCAAGATGGGGCGCACGGATTTATTGGAGGTGGCACCCTGACGACGATTAGCGCCTATATCCCCCGCACACTGGAGCGGGATTGGGGAACGGAAGAGATCATTGCCGAGGGGCCCGGGTACTGCGGCAAGATCCTGAAGTACACGGCAGGGAAGGCGGGCGGACTCCAGGCGCATACCTGGCGCGTGGAATCCTTCCATCTGGTATCGGGCGTTGCCTATGTCGATTCCGATAATGGAGAGGGGAGACTCACACGCATCCGTATGATGGCGGGGCAGACCCTCCACATTCCGAGCGGCGCCGCTCATCGCTTCGTGGCGATTACCGATTGTGTGGTGTTCGAGGTGAGCACCAGCGCAGACGCCGACCGCGTGCGGATGGAGACCCAGTACGGCGAGTCCGAGGTGGGTGGACTGCCGAGTACGGAGGCATATGCCTGAGCGCATCGTGGCCCTGATCCCCGCTCGGGCGGGCAGCAAACGTATCCCTGGCAAGAATACCCGCGAACTGGCGGGGCATCCGCTGCTCGCCTATGCCATCGCCGCCGCGCAGGAGGCTGGGATCTTTGAGCGCATCGTGGTGAGCACGGACAGTGGGGTGACCAGGGATCTAGCGATCCAGTATGGAGCGGTGGCAATCGCACGTCGCGCGGAACATGCGCAAGATTACAGCCCGGATCTCGACTGGGTAGAACATGCTATGACTTGGGAGATGTACAACGAGTCGGCCGAGGCCTTCTGCATCCTGCGCCCGACCTCCCCCTTCCGTCGTGGTGAGTGGATCAAGGCCGCGTGGGACTGCTTCCGCCAGTACGGACGGGCTGACAGCCTGCGCGCCATGCGGCCGGTGTCCGAGCACCCTGGCAAGATGTGGCGAGTCGAGCGGGTGACGAGCAGCGTGCCGTTGCTGCCGTTCAGCGGGGATCGTGCCCCCTGGCACAGCATGCCGACGCAGGAGCTGCCCCCGGTATTCGTGCAGACCGCCGCGCTGGAGATCGCGTGGACGCGGGTACTTCCCGACTCCATCAGCGGCAGTGTGGTGCTGCCGTGGGTCTGTGCCAAGGATGACCCAATGGCGCTCGACATCAACACGCCCGAGGATTGGGCACGAGCTGAGCAGATGGCGGCCGAGCATCCCGAGTGGCTACCGGAGGTGCGGCGGTGAGGGCAGGGGATCATTACGCGGTGGATCTAGACGGCGTGCTGGCTCATGCCGCAGACACGCACTATGTGCCTGGGTGGATCGGCCCCCCGATCCCGGCAATGGTGGATCGAGTCAAGGCGTGGCGCGCGCAAGGGATCCCCGTGGTGATCTTCACGGCGCGGGTGTCGAAAGAGGGGCGATCCCCCATCTGGCGAGAGTATCCCGCCATCGAAGCGTGGTGCCTGGAGCATCTGGGCGAAGTGCTGCCGATTACCTGCGAGAAGTCGTGGCGCACGGCCCGTATCTACGATGATCGGGCTATTGCCGTGGAGCGAAACACCGGCCGACTATTGAGTGAGGAGCCTGCATGATTACAGCGCGGGAGCGGACCAGGATCTACGACGTGGGGCTGGTGGATTATGAGCCCGCCCACATAGAGATGTTCCTCGAGCCGGAGAACGCCTACCAGGGGCCGCTCCGTCGTTTGCGGCAGAACTGCTGTGAGAAGGAGCCGTTTACGGTCGCCTTCATCGAGAGCATCCCCCCGGGCGGCGTGCTGTACGACGTGGGCGCCAACGTGGGCGGCTATTCGCTGGTGGCGGCGGCGCGGGGATTGCAGGCGGTCGCCTTCGAGCCGATCCCACAGAATGCAGAGATGCTGCTGGCGAATCTCCAGCTCAACGGCTGGACAGATCGCGTCATCGTGATGCAGCAAGGGCTCGCTACCGTCTCGGGGCTGGTTTGGGTCCACTACGCCGATACCCGCCCCGGCTCAGCCACCTTTGCCTGGGGCGAGGTGAAGCCGAATCAACGGCCCGGCTTCGGCTGGCACTCGGTGCTGATCCCGGTCTCGCCCCTCGATGAGCTGGTGGGGCGCTACCATTTGCCGCCCCCTACGCATCTGAAGATCGACGTCGACGGCAATGAGCAGGCCGTGCTGGGCGGGATGTCGCAAGTGCTGGCGCTCCCCTCGCTGGTGGGCATCATGATCGAGCTCCAGCCCGACCGAGAAGCCGAGATCGTGGGTATGCTGAACGCGGCGGGGTGGAGCATTGTCGAGCGGTGGGATGTGCGCAACATCGCCTACGCGCGCCTGGAGCGGGTGGTGGAGGAGCCTACGGCAGAGGAGATCAAGCCCAGTCGGCGGAAGAATGGTCACGTAAAGAGTTGACACCCAGCCTTCGTATTCGGTATCGTATCGCTGGGAGAGGTGTCTCCCGCGCCACCGGCAACCTTGCCCGGTGGCTTTTTCATGCCCTCCGCGAATCCATTACCAACCTGATCCTGTTCGCCAGTCTCGCGCTCATCGTGCGGGGCTGTGCACTGATCTCCGAGGCCCTCGCCTTCTTAGTGGCGGGGGCTTTTTTGTTTGCCATCGGTCTGCTCCTCACCTTCAACGAGAGGGGCGGCCACCGCTAAGGAGCCGCCCCTTTGGGTTCGATTCTCGCCCCGGTCATGAACGCGCTGCCCCTCCAGAGCATTGGCGGGCTCACCAGCGGCAAGGTGCTGGAGCTGTTCGCCGGCCCATCCGCTACCAGTGGCGTGCGGGTCACCCAGGAGACGGCGCTCGGGGTGTCCGCCTGGTACGCCAGCGTGCGGGTGATTTCCGAGAGCATCGCGGTGCTGCCGCTGTTCCCCTTCGAGCGATTGGAGCCGCGCGGCAGGCGACAGGCCACCGAGCATCCGCTGTATCGCCTGTTGCATGAGGCTCCGAATCCCTGGATGACCTCCTATCAATTCCGGGAGATGATGGGCGGGCATCTCTGTACACGCGGCAATTTCTTTGCGGAGATCGAACGCGACGGACGAGGGCGACCTGTGGCGCTCTGGCCCCTACGGCCAGACCATATGCGAAAACCGGAACTGAGCGCATCAGGGGAACTGATCTATTCCTATCAACTCCCGGACGGGGGGATGGTGGATCTCCCGCAGAATCGGGTGCTCCACGTGCGGGGGATCTCCGACGATGGACTCTGGGGCTATGCACCGCTGACCTTGCACCGCGAGACGGTCGGGCACGCCATCGCCACCCAGGAGTATGGCGCACGCTTCTTCGCGCAAGGGGCGCGGCCGGGCGGCGTGCTCCAATCCCCGACGCGGCTGACCCCGGAAAGCTCCGAGCGGATGGCCCATAGTTGGGTGAGCGCGCACCAGGGGCTCAGCAACGCCCATCGCATCGCGGTGCTCGAGGAGGGCGTAACCTGGGCCTCGACCGGCATGTCCAACGAGGATGCGGAGTATCTGGACTCGCGTAAGTTCAGTGTGGCCGAGATCGCCCGTATCTTCCGCATCCCCCCGCACATGATCGGGGATGTTGACCGCTCAACCTCCTGGGGCACCGGCATCGAGCAGATGACCATTGGGTTCGTTCAATTTACGTTGATGCCGTGGCTCACCAGGATCGAGCAGCAGATGCAAAAGGACTTACTGACCCCGGCTGAGAAGTCTCGCTTCTACATCAAGCATGTCGTAACCGGCCTCCTGCGCGGAGATGCGGCCAGTCGGGCGGCGTTCTACACTGCGCTATGGGACCGCAACGTATTTAGCGCCAATGACATCCGCGACTTTGAGGATTTGAATCCCATCCCCGAGGCAGACGGCGGCGAGGACTACCACTACCCCAGCAACTTCGCCATTGCCGGACAGGAGGTCCCCGTGACGAATCCCGGACCGGCGGTGCCCGCATGAGCTACCTAGCAGAGGGTGGCATTATGGCAAATGGAACCTTCCCCCTGCGCGGTGAAAATGGCTGCGAGCTCGTCATACCACTGGACAGCTTGAGGCGTCGCGCATTGCGCCCGCCCGCCATCGACTTGCCCTCGGCTGAGCTTATCGACCGCATCCGCCAGTCCACGCCGCAACTGCGCACCGGGGCCGCGGACCTCCGCATCGAGAACGCTGCCGCCGAGACGGCTGATGTCTACATCTACGATTTCATCGGCTTCGATGGCCTGTCCGGCATCGGGGCGATGGAGTTCGCCCAGGACTTCCGCGCCATCACCGCGAAGAATATCACCCTTCATCTCAACAGCCCCGGCGGGGATGTGTTTGATGCCATCGCCATCTATAACGCCATCAGGGATCACTCATCGAATGTCACCGTGCGTGTGGAGGGGATCGCGGCATCGGCTGCGTCCTTTATTGCAATGGCGGGCGATGAGGTGCTGATGGCGCCGCACGCGATGCTGATGATCCATGACGCCTGGGGGCTTGTGAAGGGGCCAGCCGCGGACATGCGCGCTCAGGCTGACGTGCTCGATTCGATCTCCAATACCATCGCCAGTATCTACGCCGAGCATGCCAGCGGCCCTCGTGGTGGCAGTAAGGGCACCACGGCGCAGTGGCGGGAGCGGATGATCGCCGAGTCCTGGTACACCGACGAGGAAGCCGTGAGCGCCGGACTGGCCGATGGGATCGACCGGGCGGCCTCGGCAGCGAAAAACACCTTTGACCTCTCCGCATTCCGCAACGCCCCCGAGCATCTGCTTACCGCAGAGGCGACCGCCGCGGGCGACCAACCACTGACCGAACGTGACGCCGAGCAAGCCCTGCGAGACGCTGGGTACTCCCGTCGTGAAGCCAAAGCGATCCTGTCCGAAGGCTACGGTGCACTTACTCTGCGAGACGCTGAGGAGCCGTCCGTACCAGAGGGAACGATCAGCCTGGCGCGGGCACGGCTGCGCATGCAGCACTACGCAATCAAGTAGAAGGAGTATCTATCGTGCCGAATAGTCGAGACCTGCGCGATGAGCGCGGGCACATCTGGGATCGGATGCAGGAGATCGTGGACACCGCCGAAGCGGCGGGCCGCAATCTTTCTGCCGAGGAAACGGCGAATTTCAACGCGGCAGATGCCGAGCTCAACGAGATCACCGCGCGCATCGAGCGTCTGGAGCGGATGGAGACCACCCGCGCGGATGTGAACACCACACAGAACTCCGCGAGCGCGCGGTTTACGGGCTTGCCCGAGGACAGCCAGCGCACTTCGACCACGGTGCAGGATGCCGCCGAGCGGCAGGCAGATCACCAGCGGCTCATCACCAACTACCTGCGATACGGCACGCAGGAGATGGATCCCCAGGATCGCGCGGGGTTGCGCCAGTATTTCGCCGCCCTCCAGACCGTCAGCGGTGGTGGTGGTGGCTATACCATCGCGCCCCAGTGGCGGAATGAGATCGTCGAGGCCATGAAAGCCTACGGCGGGATGCGGCAGGCGGCGACGGTCATCACAACCGACAGCGGCGCGGATCTACCCTTCGTGACCAACGACGACACCGGCAATGTGGGCGAGCTGCTGTCTGAGTCGGGGACCGCTTCCGAGCAAGATACTTCATTCGGGCAGCGCGTCTTGAAGGCGTATATGTACGACTCCAAAGTCGTGCGCGTATCCTTCCAGCTCTTGCAGGATTCCGCCTTCGACCTGCCCGGCTACCTCACCAGTCTCTTCGCTACCCGCCTGGGGCGCATCACCAACACCCACTACACCACGGGCACCGGCGGCAACATGCCGAACGGCATCATTCAGGATGCCACTAGCGGCGTGACGGCGGCGGGTCAGACAGCGGTGACCTACGATGAGCTGATCGACCTTGTACACAGTGTCGATCCGTCCTATCGGAACATGCCGGGCGTCGGGTTCATGTTCAATGACACCACGCTCCGTAGCCTCCGCAAGCTGAAGGATGGCGAGGGCCGCTATCTCTGGTCGTCGGGCACGCAGCTCGGAGCACCGGATCGCATCGCGGAATACCCCTACATCATCAACCAGGATCTCGCCACGATGGCGACTACCACCAAGTCGATCCTGTTCGGTGGTCTCGGCTCGTACTACATCCGCGACACCTCGGACATGATGGTCTTGCGGTTGGAGGAGCTCTACGCGCTCCAAGCGCAGGTCGCATTCGTGGCATTTATGCGCACCGATGGTGCCCTGATCGACGCCGGCACCCATCCGGTCAAGTACATCACAATGGCCTAAGTCCTCGCTGAGGACGCAGGAGAAAGGATTCACTCCATGAACGGTGATCGACTCAGCGAGCGGACCGTGATTCAGGGCACCGCGGCCTCCGGCATCACGGGCAACGTCAAGACGCCCGTGCTCGACATGTCTATCTGCGATAGCGTCATGTTCGTCGCCATCGCCAGCGCCAGCAACTCCAGTAACCATCTCGCCTTCCGCATGGGCACCGCGAGTGCCTCTGGTGGTCTCTCTGACGCGACGGGGCACGTCGCACAGACGACCTCGGGCGCACTGGTGCTGGATGTGTACCGCCCCATCAAGCAGTTCGTGCAGGGGCGCTACAGTGCGTCTGGTGCGACCGGCGCGGCAGTGGCCGTGGTGGCGATTCAGTACGGCGCGCGGGCGGTCCCGACCACGCAGCCAGCGGCTACCCTGGTGACCCGGCTCTACTCGCCGGGCAGCGGCACCGCTTCCGGCTGATCCTGATTCAATGAATGGCGGGGCGGGGGTGCAGCACCTCCGCTCCCCGCCCCGTCACATCCTCAGTCTAGGAGGTAACTATGGCAACCGATCCTACGTATGGCGCCCGCGTTTACATGAAGCAGGGCGCAACTGAATTCGTGATCGACAACGGCGGTACGCTCACGGTGGCAGCCGGCGCGGTGGTCAATGGTTTGACCAATGCGATTGGCAACCTGGCGACCGGCACGATTGACCTCGGCTCGCATCTGTTCAATGCCCGAGAGCTGTCCTCGGGCGATAACTTCGCGTCCGGCTCCACGGCGCCGACCCTGTTCTTCGAGGGCGTGCTGGGCAAGGACACGACGCCCTCCTTTGGCAACGTATCCTCGGGCGATCAGACCTTCGTGCTCCAGTGGGCCAGCAATAACACCGACACCATCAAGCTGCCCCCTATCGCGTTGCCGGCGGACTTCAGTACGGCGGGCGGCGTGCGGGTGGACATCCTGGGCGAGTCGGTGGGCACCGGCACCGCATCGGATGCCATCGCTGCCATCCAGATTCGCGCGTGGTGTGGATTCGGCGGCGGCGACCTGGGCAGCACGCATGCGAATTTCACCAGCACCCCGAGTTACCAGACCGTGAGCCTCTCGACCGGCAATCTCGCTACCACGGTGCTCAACCTCACGCTGACCGCGCAGGCCCACGCAGGTCGCCCGATCAACGTCTATGGTCTGCGCGTCAGGTATACCCGCACTACGTAAGGTTTGGTAGAGTAGTTGCGGATTCAACTACTCCAAGCGCCAGGAGGGATGTGTGCCGGGTTTTCGGGAAGAGCTGGGGAACAAGCTACGGGCGGTCATTGTCGGCTTCTGTCAGACGAGCAGGGAATGGACGAACTATGCCGACCCCGACGCCGAAATCTGGGGCCTCAATCGCGGGGCCTTATTCATGCCCAAGGCGCATCGCTGGTTTGATCTCCACTCCCCCACCATCCGCACCTGGCAGCAACGGCGACCGGGCGATCATCAGGAGAGGCTGAAGAAGTACCCC